AACCTTCATCAATTGCGCTTCGCACACCGAGTCGTGGGAACAAAGTCAAGATAGTCCACGCATTTACTAGGTCAGATGCAAACTTAGACTGGCTAGCACCCTTACCAACAGCCATAATTAGATTCTTCTTATGGTTAACCTCATAGGCTAGTTGTGCAAGTTGTACATAGTTCAAGTTGCCAATTGATTTAGCCTCTTGGAATGGATGAATAATTCCAGCAGAGTCATAAGTAGCGCCTTCGTCTCCCAATGTGATACCAGTTGGGCTAACTTCATCTACAAGATGCTTAGGCACATCAAGTTTTTCTGTAATTGCCAAGCCTTCTTTGGAACCAAAATGGCTGGCAAGTTCTGCTTCAATAAACTCTTTACCTTTTGGATGACCATCTAAGCCATATCGCTGCATAATTGCGTAGTAAAGACTACGAACAACAGCAACCTGCTCATCTGCATCAGCATTAACAAACTTGACAGTAATAAAATCTGCTAAATCACGTGGCAAAATCTGACGAGCAGTATCTCTGAAGTTATCCGCTGTCTTAATAGCGTCTTCGCCAATGTTGATGGCACGACCTTGTGGGTTACGAGCAAACTTTTGACCAATCCGCTCGGCAAAGGTCATCTTCTTGACAAACTTTTGTAGGTCTTCTACCTCTGGGCTAACGTAGTTAGTACCCTCATCGCCAAGTTTTGTTAACTTAGTCCAGGTATCTTCACCTTGCTTGAGCACATCCTGCTTTGACATTGCAGGATTGAAGATTCCGTCAATAAATCTACCCATACCAAAGTCAAGACGGCGCTGATTGCGGGCTGTAGCCACACCATTGCGGAAGTATTGAGTACCTTCTACACGTCCTGCCAACAAATTAATTGCTGCATCGGTATTGTCGCCAAAATACTTGACTGCTTGTTCTGCGTTATAGATTCTATTACGCTTAAGAAGTTGCAACCATTCAGTATTTTCGTGACCAGCAAAGCGTGTACCAATCTCACGCATAACTTTTGATTCTTCGGCTGCATCTTTAGACTCTGCTAGACGCTTTACTAGCGGTCCAATCTCATTGTCCCAGTGATTACGTAGTGCTGGAGACTGTTCAAAAGACTTTCTGACACCTAAAGTGCCAAATTGTTCCACATTGCGAACCATCTGGTCGCCCATATTTATCTTGGCAGCAAGTCCTGGAATCTTTGCGGCACCGCCAGTAAGCCACGTTAGTGGGTCAATGGCAATCTGATACATAAAATCTACAAAGCCAGAAACATTTTTTGTAGTTCCGCTAATGTAGTCAGCCTTGTTTGGTGTTGGCTTATTAAGAATACGGGCTAAGTCACGACCAGGTGATACCTGTGCATACTTAACAGCATCCATAACCTGCTTAAACTCATCATCATTATTAAATGCTTTAGAAAATGAGTTAAGAAACTCTTGCGTAATAGCGCCTTGTGACTCAATAATCTCACCAGGCTTCTTGCCCATAAGCAAGCCTTTAGCAATTTCTACATTGTCTTTGCCAAAGTCACGCACTGCGTTAGCAAGTGCGCCTTCATCAAATACTTTCTTGCCGTCCCAAGCATCCGTAAATACTTCTTTGCTAAAAAATTCTTCACCTTGTGAAGCCTGACGTGCCATTAGGTATGGTGTATTAATTGCTCTACCATAAGCACCAGCGGCTTTATAGATACCAATCAACGGGCTGGCTGCTAACTTTGCAGCACCTTTGACAAAGCCTAAAATCTTATCGCCAGTATCAGGGGCTTCTTTAGCGTAATCAGCATCAGGATACAAAAACCGCAACATCTCTTGGACTTCTTTGTCTAGCCCAAAGAATTCTTTGCGTGCTGCATCTACAGGTTTACGCAGTAGTTGTTTATTTTTATCAACTGTCCAACTAAACTGCTCAATCTGATTTACTTGAGTCTGTGAAAGATTAGCCTGCTTTGCCGCTGCGTAAAGATTAGGACTTGTCTTGGCTACAATGTAGTTAACTGTTTGCGCCATTAGTATCCTTCGTCAACAAGCCGTCTGTAAATTAGTTCCGCATCTCCGCTAGGGTCAAATTTAATTAACTGATTAAAAGTATCTGCAAGTGATGGCTGTGGCTGCATTGGCATAGGCGGTAACGCTTCAGAACCTGCACCAGCACCCATATCAATACCAGTAGTTACTGGCTCATCTTTACGTTGAGTAAATGCAGTAATAGGAGTTACGTCAGAAGCAACCTCTGCTAATGGATTGACAGCCATAGGAGCAGCCTTCTGCTGCTCATAGGTAGCCTGACCTTGACCATACGGCAAACCAGAAATATATCTAGTTGGTTGCTGAGAAACATTTAAGTCAGTTCTTTTAGACTGAGCACCGATTCCAGAAACTTGTTCTCTAATGTCTGCCATCAGTCCTCATCTTCCTCATCTAGATATTTTTTAATTTCATCTTCAGTAGGTGCTTTATATTCAACCCAGTTTGGATAAGAAGTTTTATCCATAACAAATGACAGTGCTAAGTCTGATTTGAATCCAGCCTTTAACAATGAGTTGTAATACTCATTAAGCCAAATGCAGTACATCTCTAACGCTGTATATTCTTCATTCTCAACAGTACGTGGCTTACGCTGCCGTGGTTGCGGTTTCTTTTTACGCGGTGGCATAACTACCTCCGTATAGCAGTTCTAGCGCTAGCACTTCCTTGTCCCCCTGATGTCAGACTAGATAAAAGAGTTTGAAGTGATGGTGGTTGAGGAGCGCCTCCTGCCAGCGCAGCGGGAGCAGGGGACGGTTGCTCAACCTGTGGAGCGCCAGCAGGAGGTAATTCTGGTGCGAAGACTTCTTCAACTGCGTCTTCAATTGGCACACCTTTCTGGCGTGCTTTAATAACATCAGCAACCTTTTTAATTACCATTGATGGGTCCCCACCTTGCACTGCCATCTGTGGAATGGCTTGTGTATAGGCTTGTAGAGATTGAACTAGCGACTTACGCATATTCTCAATCTCAATCTTTTCTTGCTCTTGTGTTACGTTAATGCCGAATGGCAACTCACGCATAGCAAGGTCTGTTGAAATCAAACCTCCGCCAAGTGCTTGCAACATAAAAATAAGACCCTGTGCTGGGTTAAGTCCTGCCAACATTCCGTAGCGAACATCGGCTGAGTAATCCTTCTTAATATCCTTAGATGGCTTATATGTAATCTGGTATGGGCTACCAGCATCTACGCCACGGATAGTCTTTTCATAATCAAAAAACTTCTCGTCTACTTCAAAGCAAACAGAAATAACATCACGTAGTGATGAAGCAAAAATAGCCTGAGCAGACTTGACCTGTGTGTCAAAGCCTCCCATAAGTGCCTGCACACCTTGTCCCGTGATAATGCTGGCATCAATATTTCCTGTACGTCCCTCTGGATAACGTGTTCCAGTACGTAGTTCTTGCTGTAGTAGCGCTTGTTCTGTAAATGCTCCAGGTGGAATATTTAAATCAACACGGCGTACACCAGCAGGGTTAGCAGTGCGGATAACTGCATCGCCACCCATCTCCAGTTCATTAACATCTGATGGAAGAACAATTGGAGACTGAACGGATTTTTCCGCTGCTTCCATCGCAAGTAATGCGAACCTATTGCGAAGCAACTGAATACCGAGTACGTCATCAAACTGTCCCCGCATTTCGCCGTCAACTGACGGACGGCGTGCTACTACAACCATCATTCTGCCAATAGGATTCTTAGCCTGTGACAGTACTAGGTTATTGCGTTCTGGTACATACAGAATAGATTGCTGGTCGTCGTAATAACGAACAACCTCTAACTGTGAGTTCATATCTGACTTGTACATTTCTCTGCCAAGCAAGATATTTGCATACTCAGGGAACTGCGAAGCAAGTTCTCCAGTAGCCATATAGTAGCGTTTTGCAAAGGCAATGCAGCGACCATAGCGGTCAAACTCTGGGTAAGCGCCCACTGGGTTTTCTATGCGGATACGCGGCAGCCCTGCTTCTTCGTCCAACTCAATTATGAATGGAACGAAACCGAATGTGATGTATAGGTCTGCGCCTGTATACATCTGGACCTGAAGGTCCGAATGAGCAAAATAATTAGTAGCAATACGAGTGCGGGTGTCAGCAAACTTACGAGCGCGGTCATTAGCCTGATTCGCTGCCGAACAGTTGACCGATGGTAGAGGCGCCATAACCTCTGACAAGTCACGTGCAACAATGTCAATAAAATTTGCAACGACATTTGCATCTACACCTTCAGGAAAGAAATCAGGATATACGCTAGCAATCTGACCTTTACGGACAGCAAGCACGTCTTGTTGGCGTGCATCACGCTCAGCAGAACGCTCACGTAGGTTTTCTACGCGGGCTGAGATTTGCTCAATAGATAACATTTAGTTCCTATCCGTATGTCTGTTGCCACTGCTCTGCAATGGCTTCGTCTAGATTTACTGAATAACGTTTTTGTGCCTGTGCCCTAGTAGCCCAACGATTGTGAGCATACTTTTGCACATAAGAGTTTTGCTGCATAAATTCACGACAACGTAGAACACCAAACCACATAGCCATCACGCAGTCGGTCTTACCTCTGGTGTTAGGCTTCCACGTAATTAGTTGTTGAACTAGAGCCTTAAGTCCTTCAGAACCTTCAGTGCTAGGTAGTTCAATGATGTTGTTCTTTTGGTGCTTGCCGTTGGTGACAGTTCCAAAGAGCGTAGACATTCCTGCGACTCCAAAGTTGGTGTCCCACTTATTCTTTCCAGTGAAGTGAGCATTGAGGCGAACACCATAAGATGCGAGCCATTGCTGTAAGTCGGAGTCAAGGGCATAGGCTTTTTGGTGGGCGTTGATTTCAACGCGGAGTTCCTGCGGCTTAAACCTTTGAACAAAGTCTTCAATCGCTTGCCTAATCTTCTGTGGTGTTGGTTCTGCCATATTCAGGCAGTCAAGTATGTAAATCTTTCCGTCGTGTCTGTTGTAAGTCATCGCAACAAATGCAGCGTTGCCAGCCATAGCAGGGTCAAAACCTACAACGGTATAACCTTCAACTTGTACAGGATGTCCTGCAGCGCCAGGTCTTAGCGGACCACGCTTACGCATTCCATTGAGCGAACCTTGAACCAGTTCGGCTGGAAAGATAGAATCTTCGTTAACATCTTCTTGCTGGTAGACCAGCGCCCACGTAGATGGAGTTACCTCTCCTCTACGTCGGGCGAGTGTTGGACCGTCCCATTTCGGGTAGAGCCCTTGCTCGTCAGGTGTCTCATCATCGCCATCCCACGGAACGTCCGATTTAGCCCAGAGAGTTTCCCAGTCTTTTGGGTTATCCGCATATGCCAGCACGGCAGGCATACCCATGTAAGTAAACGGGCTCTTACCGCCCGACCAATGTTTTGGGTCACGGAGTTCTTTGTAAAAGTCTGTCGGCGCAATTCTTGTCCCCACTACTAGTAGTTTGCCGTTCTTACCTAAACGGGTGATAACTTCTTTTTGTAGCCAGTTAATCTGCTTCTCATACTCGTGAGCGTTGGCGGTAGTGATGCAGTCATCCAGAATGATGAGGTCGGCACGGGCACCGTAGATTTGACCCCCCATACCGAGTGCCTGGATAGTCGGGTCCTTCTCAGATGAATTACGGGCATCGCTTCCCAAATAGACGGTGTCAACACGCCAGGTATCGGAATCTTCTTTCCATCCCCCTTCTGGTCCAAATGTTGTTTGCAACTTTAACCAGCGCGGGTGGCTTAACCTTTGTTTAATGGCATACACGAACTCACGTGCTTTGACCAACGTCTTAGAAACTACGATGATTCTGACATTGGGATTTAGTGCGATGCGGTAGGTAGAGTAGTTCACCGTGATAACGGTGGACTTAGCGTGCTCAGGCGGCACATTTACAAGAAGGCGGTTAGGGTCGCCCTTCTCATAAATCATATTATGGTGAAGCCAACTAGGCTCCCGTCCCTCTAACAGGTCAATCCAGTCCTGATGGTGGGGAAAAACTTTCTGCTCTAAGAACATCTCAGAGAACTGTGGAAAACTTATATCCTCACGGGCTATGCCAAGGGCTGTCAGGGAACGCTCTTTAGCGTCTTCCTTTGCCTGGGCTAGGTCAGCGGCAAACTGCTTATCCCGCATCATCCAGATTCGGATGGTGTCAGGTTGCTTGCCCACCTCAGCCATTGCTTTGTGGGGAGCCCAACCTTCAGATACAAGGGCTATTACTTTAGCCTTTGCTCCAGCCATAGCCTCTGTCCTGGGGTTGGCTTTACCCTTCTGAAAAGTCACAGAACTGTCCCATCTACATACTATACTGATAGTTATACAGACAGTTAGAAACAGACAGTAGATACAGTCTGTAACGCAAGCCTTAAGGGCTTGCTACTATCAGTGGGCACTTTGTGCCCCTATATAGTATTAATCCGTTCAAACAGCCATTCCGAACGGTTTATAACAAAACTGTTATACAACTCACATAAAATACGGACAAAATAGGACAGTGCAGGGGGCTATCTCTGTACGGGAAAATCTTTTTGGTAGTGTACTATATAACTCTCAGCCAGTATTAAACAGTCTGGGGTCTTACGAGACCCGCAGACTGTTTGCTGTCGCCTGGACAGTGCTGTATAGAGAGCGCTGTCTGGGCAGACAGTCTGGCTGACCTGTCTGGAGCGCTGGCTATACAGTTACGATAGTCTGTATGGCTGGCTATAAACCAGCCTTTGCCAGCGATGACTGCGGACGATTTCCGATTCCTATTCAGACGGTAATCGTCGCCGTCGGTCTACCAACCAGACAGCAACTGGTGTCTTGC